TTTGCTTGTTATTAAGCCGACTGTACAGGGTATGGTCGAACCATTCATTTACGCTTTTTCTCTGGGTTTCTGACAAGGCCTCATCGGGCTTGAGCGGATCGTCGATGATTATGAAATCAGCACCCCGTCCAGTCAGGACGCCACCGACCGAAGTGGCCAGCCGAAATCCATTTTGAGTCGTTACGAATTCCTGAACCGACTGTTTGTGCGGAGCGAGTCGAGTCGGAAAGAGGTTGTTGTACCAGATGCTGTTCATTAGGGTGCGGCAGTCGAGGGCATGTTTATTCGCGAGATCCTGCCCGTAGCTGGCGCAAATGATCTGGGCACCAGGATTATGGCCGAGAAGGAAGGCGGGAAAACATACGGCAGCGGCATGCGACTTCAAGGACCGGGGTGGCACATTAATAATAAGGCGTTTAATCCGGCCATTGCGGCAGGCCTCAAGCTTGCCTGCGATCAATTCGTTATGCCAGTTATGAAGGAACTTCGTCTGTGAATTCAGCTCTCGGAACCCACGGTGCATGAAGGTGTAAAAATCATGACGGCAGAGGGCCTGGTATTCGTAAGGACTGATCGTCATTGGTTTGCCTCCTTGGCAATTTCTTCACCGACAGCAAAACGCTTGAGAATTCCATCGAGAACTTCCTGGTCGAGTTGATTGAGTGCCGAGTCTTGCGGAGTAACGGCGTTCTGTTTGGCTTCGGCATCGCGTGCCAGATCAAGCAGTTGCTGACAGGCGTGACGGTCTCCGGAAGCGGCCTTGTTCACCAATTGCTTGAGAGCCGCTTCCAGCTTCGTGACAGTTTTCCGCTTCCCATGTTCGTTGATGACAACTTTTTCCCGTAGCGCTTTCGTGAATACGCTTGCAACGTTCAAGCTCCCTTTGGGCCGCCCTTGCGGATTACCCGAAACTCCCTTCTTGAACCGAGTCGAGGTAGGAGGCTGACAGAAGCCCACGCGCTCCCGAGGAGGGATCGACTTCGGCTCGCTCCCAGTCGAAACATCGGAGTTTTCTTTCTGAGTCTCTTCATCATTAGGCTGCATCGATAGCCTCCTTTTCCAGGTCACTGAAGCTGCGACCTGAAGCCGCATGGGTGGCGTACAAACCAGTAAACTTTTGCCAGCGCCGAACAATGACGTCGACGTACAGTGGATCGATCTCGATGCCGTAGCAGGTACGGCCCGTTCTCTCTGCGGCGATGAGCGTCGTACCACTTCCCAGAAAAGAGTCCAGGACGATATCGCCGCGCGCCGAAACATCCATAATCGCGTCAGCCACGAGCGCCACTGGCTTCACCGTCGGATGAAGTGCGAGCAAATTCCCTTCCTCGGTGTTTCGCGAGAATGAATTCACCCCTGGGTAGTTCCAAACGTTGGTGCGATAGCGACCAAATTGGCCGAGTTGGAAGTTGTTGCGGTGAGACGCCTCACCCGATTTGAAAACGAAGATCAATTCGTGTTGCGAGCGATAGAACGTTCCCATTCCGGCATTGTCTTTTACCCAAGCGCAGACGTTCTTCAATTCTGAATAGACCTGGTGCGCTGCTTCGAGTGGCTCCTGAATGTGCCGCCAGTCGCTGCAGGCATAGTGAATCGAGCCTGGGACGCTGTGCTGCGCAAGGAGATGAAAAGCCTGAGCAAGAAAATCAGTAAATTCTCCCTTACTCATCTCGCCGGTAGCCATGACAAATTCGCGATGCCGTACCTTGCCGAGACCACAAACATTTCTATCGATCGGCACGTTGTATGGCGGGTCGACAAAGACCATCGTCGCCTTCCGGTTTTGCATCAGCGAACGAAAACTGGATTCGTTCAGGGCGTTTCCACAGAGGACGCGGTGCCGATTGAGTAACCACAAGTCGCCAGATTTCGTGACCGGCACTCCGTCGTTCGGGGTTGGGATTTCATCTGCCGGATCAGTTTGATCCTGACTGGCCGGAGAGAGACCTTCGATGTAAGCATCGATCTCTCCAATTTCAAACCCCGTCGCTTCAAGGCTGAAATCCAACTCGACTTCGGACAAGGATTTCAGCTCTTGAGCCAGGAGTTCCTCGTTCCAAACTGAATTCTCGGTCAAGCGGTTATCGGCGATGCCGAAGGCTTTCGCTTGTGCCTCGGTGAGATGTTCCAGTTGGATCGTTGGAACTTCTTTGATGCCCCGCAGCTTGGCCGCCTCCAGTCGACCATGACCGGCTATGACCTGCAGATTCCGGTCCAATAGAAGTGGAACATTGAAGCCAAAGGATTCAATACTTTGCGCGATTTGTCGGATTTGTTTGTCGGTGTGAACCCGAGGGTTTTGGGAATTCGGCCTCAGATCGAGGACCGGTCGATACACGATCGCCAACCTGCGAGGACCTAAGTGTGATGCTGGAGCTTTTTGTTCCACGGCACTCCTCCTGTGAAGTGGAGTGTGCCCTGAATCTTTGTGGAATTTTCCGGAATCGAAAAGCGGCCCCGAGGCCGACTTCGTTTCCCGCTATGCACCCGATGTGTCGCCCGCGATTGGGAACATCTTGTAAAGGATACGGGAATCGGAAGCCACTTTCCGTAGGCGTTCCAGGATCGTGGCATTTCGTGGATCGTTCTCGAACTTGCGGATTGCCTTTCGAAGGAGCACGCGCACGTTGGCCGGAACCCGTTGGCGCACCGACTCATGAGCGGCGGTGATGAGATACGTGATTGCTTCGAGAATGTGTGGGTCGTCCCAACAGGTCAATTTCGCAATATAAAGCTTCAGCAAATACAAATAAGCGCAATTCCACGCGACGCCCAGCCGCTTCGTATTGTACGCAGCTGTATTTTCTGCTCTCTTCAAGAACGACTCCGCTTGTCGAGACAGATGCTCATTCATCTCGACGAGCTGTTTGAACTGTTCAGAGGCTGTTATCGCCTCGGGCCAGTTATAGTGGGGTTCCTCAGCGTAGATCGCATAACATTCCTTGGCGCTCCTGTAGCCCACAATTGCCTTTTTGAGGGCACCCACTATCATCCGTGATCGTTTTTCCTTCTCCTCAGCCTCGTCAGCTCCGAGACTATGAAAAGAATAAAGTGCCCATTCGCGCAAATGCTCGATCTCTGCACTCGCGGATCTCAGCTCATCCAAAATTTTCTTAGCTTGCGGTTTCTTTTCAAGAACATGAAAGAATGCCGCAGAAATCACAGGATCTCGAATTAGTTCGGTCTTCTTTCTGGACTTCTCGCGAATGCTTTCTGTGATCATCTTGACCTCCGGAATATGCCCAGAATTTGGGCTTTGTACTCCCCTTTTGGACTTGATTATTCGGGCCGACAGAGCGGCAATGTTGGAGGGGTCAACTGAGGGGATTATGCGCGACTCTGCAGCTCGTCTAGCTTTACTTCCTAAACTCAGCAAAACCGACTTGCACAATCTTTGGCAGGAACTCTTTCAAAAACAACCACCGGAAGCTCTCAGAAGGGACCTACTAATTCCCCTCTTAGGGTATCGGTTGCAGGAGCTCGAATTTCGCTCCCTCAAATCAGATGCGAGACGCAGGCTTTTCGAATCAGCTGAAGCGCTTACAGCGAATCCTAACTCCGGATCTTTCGCTCGGACCAGTATCAAGGCTGGCACACAGTTCGTGCGCCAGTGGCAGGGCAAAACCCACGTCGTCCACGTCGACGGACGAGGTTACGAGTACAACGGCTCCCGTTACAAGAGCCTTTCTGAAATCGCACGCCTAATCACCGGCACCCGATGGTCGGGGCCACTATTCTTCGGGCTGAAACAAAAACCAACAGCTGATCCTACGGAGCCAGTATGAATTCTCAATCGAAACCGCTTATGCGCTGCGCCATCTATACCAGGAAGTCTTCCGAAGAAGGCTTGGAACAGTCCTTTAATTCCCTCGATGCCCAGCGTGAAGCTTCCGAAGCGTTTATCGTCAGTCAACGTCACGAGGGCTGGCGTGTGATTCCCACCCACTACGATGACGGCGGGTACTCAGGCGGGAACATGGAGCGGCCTGCCCTGAAGCAATTGCTCGCAGACGTTGCTGCCAATAAAATCGATGTCATCGTCGTCTACAAGGTCGATCGCCTCACTCGCAGCCTGGCGGATTTCGCCAAAATCGTCGAAGCCTTCGACGCACGGGGAGTTTCGTTCGTATCCGTCACCCAGCAGTTCAATACCACAACCTCAATGGGACGGCTCACTCTGAATATCCTTCTCTCCTTCGCACAATTTGAGCGGGAGGTCACTGGCGAGCGTATCCGGGATAAGGTCGCGGCTTCCAAACGCAAAGGTATGTGGATGGGTGGCAACGTTCCTCTCGGCTACGATGTCCGAGACCAGAAGCTCATAGTCAATCCCACCGAGGCGGAACTGGTCCTCAGCATCTTCAGTCGCTATCTCGAACTCGGATGCGTCTCCAAGCTGAAGAGCAAGCTCGATGAAGAAGGGATCACAAGCAAGGTCAGGACGAGCAGTGGAGGTGTTAGGTCAGGGGGGAAACCGTTTGCTCGGGGCGGCCTCTACAAGATTTTGAACAACCGAATCTATTTGGGAGAGATTTCGCACAAGGGACAATGTTATCCGGGCGAACATGATCCGATCGTTCCTCGCCAGCTCTGGGATCGAGTTCAGGCTCAACTGCGGAGTGACAATCAGGGTCGACGGAACGGCCTGAAAACAGAGTCAGTCAGCCTGCTCACCGGTCTGGTCCAGGATTTCCAGGGAAATCGACTCACCGCTTCTCATACGGTCAAGAATGGCAGACGATACCGCTATTACGCCTGCCAGACTGCGCCCGGAAAGAGTCGTACGACGGGATCGAGTTTCCGGCTGCCGGCATACGACATCGAAGCGCGGGTCTTATCAAGATTTGCCGGCTTCTTGAGTTCTAAGCAGGACGTAATGGATGGGCTGGGGCTGGCGGAAGATGATGCCGAGCTGACACAGCAACTCCTCGCCTCGACACCGGACATGTCGCGTCTCTTACGAGATGGAACGCGGCACGAAGTTTTCAGCCTGGTGAAATCTGTCATCTACCGTGTCATCGCCCATCAGGACAAGGTGGAGGTGCTCATTAACAAGCCATTCTTGCGTCGAGTCCTTCTCAAAGGTTACATAGCCGGCTCATCTACTCTACCTCTGAAGACTGACGAGCCTGCAGCGGGGGATCTGATTTGTCTGGAGTTTGCGGCAAGACTTCGCCGCGTCGGCCGTGAGGTCCGGCTCGTCGTCCCTCCGAATTCCGCTGAGACTATGCCCTCGCATCAAAATCCTGCACTGGTGAAAGCCATCGCCAGAGCTAACGACTGGCGCGAGCAACTGATCGCCGGCGAAGTCTCCGGTCCGCGCTCCATCGCGAAACAAACTGGCCTGGACGAAAGCTACGTGCGCCGCATTCTCGGCCTCGCCTTCCTGGCGCCAGATATTGTCGAGGTCGTTCTGCATGGTCGGCAGCCCGAGCATCTCACTCTTGAGAAGCTGCGGACGAAGTTCCCGATGAATTGGGTTGAACAGCGACTGATCCTGCTCTCCTCGGCATACGAATCAAAAAACACAAACTGAATTTCCGGAATTCCCTGATACGAGATTAAAATTCGCTGTTCGCTCCCTGTTACTTCCCTGATCGTTCCCTGTTCCGATTTGAGCACTTTGCGCGAGCTAATCCAGTGGAGTCAGCATGTTAGCTGCTGCAGAGTGCGATTTTGAGCTCCGAAATCGTGCGAGTTCCCTGTATTTTTCCCTGTTAGCAGGGAAAGTTCGCGGAGAGAAGTTCGCAGCAGACTCCGTGCACCGCCAGATCCCCTCAGGAGTTCCTTCGCGAAAAACGCTGCCCGAGCAGCCAATCCACGCCTTCGATCGCGTTCTCTTCGTAAGATCAGCGGCGGGAGTGAACTGTTTATTTTGCGGGCTGCACGTAGAGGTCTAACCAGCGGAAGTAGCGTTGCATGCGATCGTGAATGTAGCTGGGGCGCGTGAACAGATGGTGTTGTCCAGGATA